CGGTAGCGTTGACTGGGCTGCCGAAAAAGAGAACAGAGTCCGACCGCGCTTGGTTACGATCCCAGCAGCCGACGCATTCAATGGCGCGGTCAAGCTTTTTAGCGCGGGTCGTCGGGACGGATTCAAGCACAAACGTCTCACCTGGGAGGAATGGTGGAACACCAGATGGCTCTCTGTACCCAGCGGCAGCGCCCACGCCCGCACCGAACCACTCCTTTCGAAACGCATCGAACTCAAGAAGCAGGTCGGCTTTACGAAGAAAACTTTGCTATCAGCAGTGCCGGACTTGCCCCTGCAACGTTTGTTGGCGATCCGGCCCTCCTTACATGCCTGGCCCTCGACTAAATTCGAGTGGGGGAAAAATCGGGCTATCTACGGCGTAGACACCGAGGGTTTCCTGATCACTGACTTTGCGATGCCACACTGCGAGCAGTCATTATCGCACCCCATCGTTATCGGGCGTCGTGCTGCCGAAGACCACGTCCGCGCGGCTGTCCACGCCGTTACCGCCGGGATGCTACCGATGTGCTTCGACTATGAGGATTTCAACAGCCAACACTCTGTCACGTCTATGCAGGCTGTCGTCGCGGCCTACATCCACGTCAACGGCGACGTGATGACCCGTGACCAGACGCTAGCCGCAAACTGGGTCCACGCATCAATTGCAGAGACCCACATCCACGCTGGGGTGGAGGCTGGGACGACAAGCTACTCTACGAATGGCACTTTACTCAGTGGGTGGCGGTTGACAACGCTAATCAACTCGGTGTTGAACTGGGTCTACCTAGACTGGGCGGGGTCCCTATCTATTGCCGATGGGACGCTTCACTCTGGTGATGACGTCCTCGTAGCGACAACCGATCTGCGCTCTGCCGAGGAGTTCCTCCACCGCGCACGCGAGGCTGGCATCCGCGCACAACCGGCTAAGGCGGCGACGGCGAGTATAGCCGAGTTCCTCCGTATAGATCATCGTGGCGCGACTACGGGAGCGCAATATCTCACCCGAGCCTGCGCTACGGCCGTCCACGCCCGCATCGAGAGCTCACGCGCCTCAACCGCGACCGAGCTGGTAGACGCGATGGCTGTCCGTGCCGACGAACTAACGTCGCGTGGCGCACCGCCGGCGATGGTGAGCCGGATCCTGGCCAGGCAAATATCTTTCATCGCACGCGAGTATTCAACGTCTGACGAGGCGCTGTCTGCCTATCGCACCCTACACCCGATGGAAGGGGGCGTCGATCGTGACGCTCACCTCACCGGCACTCGGCTCACACACCAGAGCCAGACAAGTCAGGAACCAGTTGACCTACCGCTGGTAGCCGCAATACGCCCAGGGCTCAGCGACATAGTTACCTGGCTCTGCAAGAAGATACAACGTATGGACTATATACCGACCGTCTTCCGCGTTGTGGAAGAATCCGTCATTGATTCATTAACATTCGTGAGACGAAAGCTAGTGTTACAGCACTATCCCGTCACGCTTGTGGATGAATTACATCGGAATTACTTCGGCGCCTGGCGAAATTCCGTGGACCCCGGAATCGCCGCTATACTCAAAGGGTTCAATCCGAGCCTAATGCGCTTGGGGGCTGCGGGCTTCTCACCAATGCTGCGTGCTATGTTCAGCACTAGTACGGACATAACCCGGACGGGCCGCTTGATGCTGTAACATCGCACAGAATTGTAC